TTCATTATTATTATTATTATTATTATTATTATTATTATTATTATTATTATTATTATTATTATTATTATTATTATTATTATTATTATTATTATTATAATTAATAAAATTATAATTGAACCAAGAATTAATTAATTTATCTTTTTCTTGAATATAATCTGGTATAACAATTGGTTGTCTTAGATATAAGAGTGAGAAATTAAAATCGGTAATATTAGTTTGAAGAATTTGAATATTATAAGGAAAAATGAAATAACAATAGATATAAATAATTATAATAATAATAATAATAAAAAAATAATATGAATTAAATTTCATTTATTAATTATAAATAGAAAAAATATGAGAAAAAAAACATTAAATAATTATAAAAAAAAAAAGGGAGGTAATACTATTATATCTAATATTATTGGTGATAAACCTGGTTATTTTATTACTGAAAATTTAGAAGAAGAAGTTGATAAAGGAAATAAAGAAGTTATTTTAACAAAATATAAGATAAATAAAGAAGATGCAGAAGAAGATTATTTAAAAAAAGAAAGAATAAAAAATGGAGAAGAAGAAAATACAATAAAAGGATTTGAAAGATTTCAAAATTTTATAATAAAAATAGTAGGACCATTTATATATTCAATAGGAAATGTTCTTTCATATTTAATAAATATTTTATTTAAATTATTTGAAATTTTTTGGAAAATATTTTTATTTATTGTTAAAAATTTAACTAATTTAGCTACAGTTATTATTAATATATTTGGTGGATTTGTTAATCTTATTATGAAAGGAAGAGGTGTAATATTAGTAGTTGTAATTTTCGTTTTATTAATTGGACTAATAATATTTTTTGTAGTCTTTAAAGGACAACTACCTAATTTATTTGAAGGAAAAGATATAATGAAAAATAGTAATGGTCAAATAACAGTATTTAAAGATATCAAACAAGAAACACCATATACAATATTATCAAAACAATTAATGAATTTAATACCAATACCACAAGAATATTATCAACAATATTCAAGTTTATTAAATAGTTTTAATAGTTTATTTGGAAAAGATATTATTTCAAGTAATATTGATACAATTGATAGAGAAGAAATAATTGAAGGAAGATATGATGGTATTTTTCATATTAAAAAATTTGAAGATACTACTGATAATATATATTCAATAGTAAAACCTAAAGAAATAACAATATCTATAACCGCAGATGATTTAGCTAATAGTGATTATTATAAATTACCAACTAAAATTAGAGAAGAATCAAAATACAATTTTAATAATTTTAATACAATTAATATTCCTTTAAATACATGTAATGGTTTATATATACATAATATAGATAATGGTTATTATGTAAAAGCAGATAAAACAAATCAACAAATAAATACTGGTAAATATAGACCATTTATAACATCAAATATAGTAAATTCAGATAATTCAGTAAATACGATATATAATATAAATCATATACCGATAGATAAATTTTTATATAGTGATAAGGATAATTTAAATCCAAATATATTAAAAACGAAAATATTTGATATATCTGATGATGGTAGTTTTAGATATCCATATAAATATGTAGATAAAATGAATGAAAAATTAAAAACATAATTATAAATAAGTAAATATATATGAGTTCTAATTGTGAAATAAATAAAAATTTATATATTAAACCTATTGAAAGTTGTACATTTGGTGCATTATTTAGATATTTAGATAATAATCAAGTAACATATAATTCAAATAGTAATATTAATACAATTTTTAGTTCAAATATAATATTACGAGAAAAAGATTTAAATAAAGATTTTAGAGATGAAAAAAATAATTTTATTTATGAATATAATTTAAATAATAAAAAAGATTTATGTTTTCCAATTAAACCTGATGATCCTAATAATAGTGCATATGCAATTAATTGTGTTATTGCAACACAAAATCCATTATATAGTTATGATAAAGAAAAAAGAAGATGTACAATACCTTATTTAAAATTTTCAGATAATAAACTTGCATATAATACAACAAAAGATTATATATATATAAAAGATGATAAAAAAGGAGAAATTAAATATAATTATGTATATAAACCAGTAAAGGCATTTTGTGAAAATAAATGGTATGATTGGATAATAGTTCCAAATTATCATTTTGGAAATCAATATTATAAAGATTCAGGTGAATATTCAGTAAATGATGTTAAGAAATGTTATAAACCATGTCCAAAAAATAAGATACCTTATTTAGATATAAATAATAATCAAAAATGTGTAAATAAAAAAGTAGCTGAGAATGGTATATATTATAATAAATTGGATTATTCACCGATATCATTAATAAATTTATTGGGAAATAATCAAGAGAATTTAAGTTTATTATATATATATATAAATTTATATGAGAATGATAATTTTTTAAAAAAGAATAGTACAACATATGAATTTATTCCAGAATCATTAATAAAAAATAATTGTAGTATTAATTTTAAAAGTGGTAAAATAAGTTCAGAAGAAGCTAAATGTGCAAAAAAATCTTATAATGATTTTAGTGAAGTTAAAATTGCATTTAATGAATTTAATAAAATTATATTTGAAAATATAATTGATATAAATAATTTTGAATCAATAATTAATTATATAGATAATGATGATATAATTACATATAAAAATAAAAATTTTAATGAAGATGATCCAAATTTAATAACATTAAGAGGTTTAATTAGTAATAATATGATAACAGATGCAATATTAATACATTCATTTATATTAAGTTATAAAATAAATGATTTTATGGAAAATGAAATAATTAAATTTTCAAATTATTATAAAAGTGATAGTACAGATATTGATTCAAATATAAATATATTAAAAAAAAATAAATATAATGTTAATGAAATATTAAATAGTATTTTAATTAAAAATGATAGATATAATAATGATATAAATGATGAACTTAGAAATAAATATAAAGAACGATTAGCAAATATATTATATAAATCTATAAATTTATGTTATGATAATCAAAGTCAATTTAGTAAAAATATATTATTAAAAACAAAAGAAGCATTTGATAAATTAAAAAATAATACTGAAAGTAATTCAGAATTTAAAAAAAATTTATATAAATTAAAAAAAATTAATGAAAAAAGTTATAATGAAGATGAAAATACTATTTATTCAATTGCAGATGATACTGTAACAGGATTTAATACTGCAACTACAATAAATGAAGAAAATACATTTTTACAATTAATGTTAAATACTATAAATGATGGAATAAAAATTAAATTATATCCTGATAAATCAAATGTAAATGATATAACAGAGATAATAGATAAAATTGTATATCCTGCAGATTTTACAGAACAATCAAAAAAAGATAAAATTAAAAATTATGTAATTTCATATCCTTTTTATAAATTAGAAACATTAGAAGATAATACAAGATGTAAATATGATTATATTTATAATATTGATAGAAAACAATGTATAGAATGTAATACTTATTGTACAACAATTCCTAATGGAACATGTATTACAGATGAAAGATGTAAATTATATTGTTCATCTGTATGTAATCCTATAAATAATGAAGATGAAATAATTGGATCTACAGCATGTGGAGATATAAAAAGAATAAATGAAAAAGATTTGGAAAGAAAGAGTATAAGTAAAACGAGATTAGATGAGACACCATTAGGAGAAGATGAATATAATTTTTTCAATCAATTTAATGGTTCAATAAAATCAGTATTAGGGATAATATTTATATTAATAATAATATATATATTTTATATATTTAATCAGGTATTTGGAGAGGCAATATTAACATTTTTAAATTTCATATCATATTATTTCATATTAATATTTTATATTATTAGATATTGGTTTAATTGGGCAAAAATAGATTTTGCAATGGCTGATTATGTTAAATATGTAAATATTAGAAAATATGATAAAGTATATATTAATTTATTTTCTAATATTTAGAAGATTTAAAAATATTAATAAAATTTTTAGAAGAAGTTTTAAAATCAATGATTGGTTTAGGATAATTAATATCAATTTGTTTTTTTTCCCAATTAAGAATAATCTTCTTATCAATATCTCTTAATTCAGGAATCCATTTTTTTATATATAATGTATCTTTATCATATTTTAATAACTGTGCAGATGGTGAAAAAATTCTAAAATATGGTTGACTATCTGTACCTATTGAAGCACACCATTGCCAACCACCATTATTAGATGCAGGATCATAATCAACTAATTTAGATGCAAAATACTGTTCACCTTTTTTCCAATCAATAAATAGATTTTTAGTGAGAAAAGAAGCAACAATCATTCTACATCTATTATGCATCCATCCAGTTTCATTTAATTGTCTCATTGCTGCATCTACTAAAGGAAAACCTGTTTTACCATCTTTCCATTTTTGAAAATGAATATCATTATAATTCCATTTAATATTATTATATTTTTTATTAAAACTATTTCCATAAATATGAGGGAAATAGAAAGAGATATATGCATAAAAATCTCTCCAAATTAATTCTCTAATAAGAGGATGTTTAATAGGAAGAGAAAAATAAATTTCTCTAATACTAATACATCCAAATTTAATATATGCACTTAATTTAGTAGTTTTATCTAAATAGGGATATTCTCTTTCTTTTCCATAATTCTTAAAATAATTATTCTTAACCTTTTTTAAAATTTCTAATGCCTTCTTTCTACCTCCATTAACTTTAATTTTAGTATTCTCTTTAGGTCTTAAAAATTTAAAATTATTTAAGGAATTACTATTATTCTTATTATTATTATCATTTATAAAATTAAATTTGGAATTATTATTAATAGCTTTAGGTTTTTTTAATATACATTTTTTATAAAAAGGAGTATATTTAAGATAAGGTGTATTATTATCTTTTAAAATAGTTCCAATTTTATGAAGAGTATAATCTTCATCTGTAATAACTGTAATATTATTAGAATTGCACCATTTTTTAATATCATTATCTCTTTTTATAGAAAAAGGAGTATAATCTTTATTAAAGGCAATAGCTTTAATATTAATAAATTTTTTTTTAATTTGATTAAGAATAGTAATATCATTATCAGTATAATAGAAATTAATAAAAGGTAATTCATCTAAAGATTCAAATAAGAATTGAACAGAATTAGAAGAATAATATTTATTTTTATTTTTATCAATTTGATTTTTATTAAAAATAAAAATTGGAAGTATTTTATTATTTGGATATTTCTCTTTTAATAAATTTAATGTTGTATTATCATATATTCTTAAATCCCTCCTAAATATAAATATACAAATATCCATTTATTATTATTTATTATTATATTATACAACTTCTAAATGTCTTTCTATGTAATTCATGTATTCCATATGTCTTAATCGCCATTCTATGTTTTAATGTCGCATATCCCATATTATTCTTTAAATCATATTTATTTAAATCAGGATTTTCTTTTAATAATTCTAAAATTTCATTATCATGATAATCTTTTGCAACTATTGATGCAGCAGCAACATTTAAATAAGAATTATCAGCTTTTGGAATACATTCATATTCAATAATAAATTTATCATTATTTTCATTAGATTCATAAAAAGGAATAAAATAATTTCCATCTACAATAATTTTTGTAAATTTATTTGTTTTTATAACTTCATTTAATGCAATATGCATAGCCTTCATTGAAGCTTTTAATATATTTATTTTATCAATTTCTTCAGGTGATATAACTCCAATACCATATGCAATTGCATTTTTCTTAATATAATCAGCTAAAACTCTTCTTTTTTTAAATGATAATTTTTTACTATCTTTAATTTGTAAATATATATCATCTGGAAATATTTCAGGTAATATTACTGCACAAGCAACTACATTACCGAAAAGAGTACCTCTACCAACTTCATCTACACCAATAACTGAAGAAGGAGAATGAATAAGAGAAGTCATTTATATATATAAATAATGATTTAAAATAAAAATAAAATCAATTTTTTTAAGAATATCTATAAATAAGTGCTTCATTACGATTAAATACTTTAATAATTTTATATTCATAATAATTATTATCATAAAAATCATTATTAACATTAATAATTATATATAATTTTCTAAATTTAAAAATAAAATAATCATTATAATAAGATTGAATTATATCATTATTAATAATATCTAAATTTAATTTAGAAGTTATTATTTTACTTATTTTTTTAATATCTTTATCTGCTCTATAATAACAATCTGGAATATTTATATATTCATAATTATCATTATCATTATCAATAATCCAAGAAGTAATAATATTTAAAATTTTATTAGTTAAATCTTCAAAATCCATTTATAATTTTTTAATTAAATATTTTTAAAATCATTTTTTAATTATTATAATAAATAAAAAATGATTTTTCATTTTATAATTTTTTATTTATTATAATGAATAATATATTTGATTTTATTATTATTTCAATATTAGTATTTTTATTAAATATTATAATTATGTGTATAGCTTTTTATCTATATAATATTTCAATTGTATTTATTATATTATTTATTGATCTATTTATAGAATTATATAACGAAATTGATATTAATTTCTTTATATAATTATTTTAATTTATTTTTATAAATATTTATTTTTTATTTTTATAAATATTTATAATTATCTTTATAAGAATCTTTATAAGAATCTTTATAAGAATCATATAAGAATCATACAAGAAATCATTATAAGAAATCATTATAATAAAAAATAAAACTTTTATAATTATTTTAATTTATTTTTATATAAATATTTATTTTTTATTTTTATAAATATTTATAATTATCTTTATAAGAATCTTTATAAG